CCTCCGAGGCCGAAGTCTCGCTGGAGTAGTACTTGACGAAGCAGCCTTCATGGATTCCGATGTCTGGTTTCAAGTCATCAGACCTGCCCTAGCGGATAAACAAGGCTGGGCACTATTCATATCCACACCAGACGGCACAGCCTCATGGTTTTACGATTTATGGTGTTACGTTCCAGAAGATACATCAGGAGATTGGAAACGCTGGAGCTTCACAACAATAGACGGGGGCAACGTCCCAGAAGAAGAAGTCGAAGCCGCAAGATCCCAACTGGACATAAGAACATTCAAGCAGGAATTTGAGGCCAGCTTCGAGAATCTCACGGGTCTTGTCGCAGTCTCATTTTCAGATTCCAACATTTCTACCGAAGCCGAAGACATAAACATCGCCCCACTCCTTCTGGGAGTCGATTTCAACGTAGATCCACTCTGCGGAATCTGTGCAGTCCGCTACCGAGAATACCTATACGTCTTTGACGAAATAATTATGACGGGTGGAGCAACAACCTGGGATTTTGCAGAAGAAGTAACCAACCGATATGGCGTGGAACGCAGAGTAGTAGCTTGCCCCGACCCTACGGGTGCTGCCAGAAAAACATCAGGAGTAGGTTCAACGGACCACACTATCCTACGCAGAAGCGGATTTACTGTGTCATCTCCCAGATCCCCCTGGAAAATACGAGATAAAGTAACATCTGTAAATACCGCACTATATGACGCAGCAGGAGAAAGGCGAACTTTAATTCACCCACGCTGTAAAGAATTAATAAAATCGCTCAGAACTTTAACTTACGCCCCAAACACAGGTATGCCAAACAAAAACCTTGGAGTTGATCACGCATTTGACGCTTTCGGCTACCTTTGTCTACAACAATTCAATCTTGCAAAACCAGAGACACTAGGACAAACTTCGTTTAGAATATACTAAGAGACACTTTTTATTATGGCTTACGGTTCAATGAAACCTAAAGGTAAGAAGAA